TTCTCAGCAATTGCATCCGGCAGGGTTTGCATTCCGTTACGTATGCGCGTCTGCTGGGCTTTCGCGTCTTTCATTGGGTCGACGCTCTCAAAACGTGGCATCACATATTTAACTTGCAAATTAATTTGCGCACCAACCAACCCAACCGTCTTAGCTGTTTGTAGCCAGCGATTCCAAACTGCTTGTTTGTAAATGGGAACCAACACCAACCACTGAAACATCATCACTTCCCGCCGAAATTCATTTAAGCCTGCCCTGTAACTGCTGTAGCTGACTTCACTCAAATCCCCACTCATCAGTTCGTAAGGAACATCCATGCCAGCTGCAATTTTATGCGTCTTACATTTATAAAAATCCGTATATCCAGCAACTGCAGATGGTGTTCCAAAAGTCACCTGTTCACCAGGTTGAAGATGGGTAATCATCCCTGGATACAATTCTTCCAGCAAAGTACCTTGCGTGTCTGTCCCTGCATTTTCTCCAGTAATGGTACGCGTGCTGAAATCCTCTGTTTGCGTAACAAAAGCCGCAAAACAACTCTCAATTTTCTTACGCACCAGCTCCGCATCATCATAATCATCCAAATCCTTCAGCGCCAAAACCACGCTGCTAAATCGCGGCACACCACGAATTTGTCCAGGACGTTCCTTTTCGTACACATGAATAATTTCACTGGCTGGAATCCTGTGACTATCGTAGCCTTTAGTGACTGGTACAGTGCCAACATCACCAGGATGCCGATCGAAAATCCAATATGCAATTCTTGTTCCTAACTTATCAAATTCAATACCTTGATATATATAACCAAAATTAGTAACACCATTTTTACTCAAATCCAAGTAATCCCCTTCCAAAACTTGAATCTGTAAAGGCACCGTCAACATGCCGTCCTGCGGCAATCGATTTCGAAATCGCACCAAGCACTCCCCGCTTTCCAGCACAGCGCCAACTACCATGGCATCCAAACCAGCCATATCCAACTGATCATCAGCATCACACTCCTCGCACCAACGTTTCCACAAATCCAACACCGCCAAATTATCACAATTAACAACAATACCTGTGCCTACTGTATTGGCCACCCATAACCGTTTACCACGCTTTGCATAAGGATCGTTCCGTACCAAATCCCGCATTCGCTCACGTAGCTTGGGCAGAGCTGCCCCTATTTCTGCATTCGCACTAGTGCCCGTACTAATCCAACCAGCCACTCTACGATCTGCCCGAGCCGCATTGTATCCCAATGCTTCAGTCAGTGCCCGTGCCCGTGCTCGCCGCAATCCCCAAGTGGGGGAAACCCAGCCAACTAATTTATCCAATGTATTTGCAGGTTTCATCGATCACCTCTGTACTGCGCCAATGTTATGCGGCGTACTGTTGCCGATATACCAGCAGAAACCACCTTTTCCACAGCCCGAATAACCTGCTCCATTTCCTGCAAATTGCGATAAGTCACCCGACGTCCATCATATTCAATGCTGGTCACTCCGCTAGCATAAGCCTTACGCAATTCAGCCAATTGATCTAACGTATAGGTGCTGGGCAACTCCACACCAGCTACGATCTTCACTCGCAGCGAACGAGTAAATGTGCGTGGCGCAGCCGTTACCACCGTATTGACCAACTCATATTCCGCGCCCACAGTGCCGCCCAACAGCCAGATGGTTGTAGTCTGATCCGTATTGCTAGGGACGGGTGTGGTTTGTGTAATCCCCGTCGGCACCACCCAAGTGCTGGTAACGATGGTGTCTCCAGCTAATTCCACTGTCCAATCAATGGTAAAATCCAAGCGCTCGCCCGCCTGTTTGGTCATATATTCGCCGCGCTCATCAGTCAACATGGTATGTCCTCGCTTGTTTCGTTAACACCATTTCACGCCCGCCCACATCCGGCATAAACACACGACCGCGTCGTAGCAAGTTCAATGTTCGTTCATCCTGCGGAGGGATATAATCAGGCGGGTATTTGCTCAAATCCGCAGGCCACATTATTAAACTATAAGCACAAGATTCAACAGGCAAGCGTCGTGCTGCACGCAACCCAACAGGCAATCCTGTTTCTGCATATGTACCAAGCGCAGCAGTCAGTGTACGGCCACGGAAAAGAACAGCTGGCAAACCTGTCAAGGTAAATGTGCCTGCTGCTGCTGTCATTCGCCGTGCCGTCCGCAGTGTCGCGTCCAACCCAGCCCAGTTATAAGCACCAGTGCCTGCCGACAAGATATAGGCACCCGTTTTTACCAGGTTGACATCTTTGCCCGAAAGGCTATATGTCCCCAGCACAGCTGTCAACCGCCGAACACAAACCAGATTGACCGTCTGGCCTGCTTCCGCAAATGTGCCCGCCACTGCTGGCAACTGGCGGGCTGCGCGCAAGGCAGCAGCTATACCCACTTCCGAGAACGCGCCCGTAACTGCTGTCAATGTATAAGCTGCACCGACAGGCGTGTAGGTCAATGTGGCTGCATTACCCGTAAAGATAAATGCGCCTACCACTGTTGTCAATCGCCGAACACAAATCAAGTTGACTGCTTTACCAGATTCCGCAATAGCACCCGTAGCTGCCGTCATCTGTCGGGCGGCGCGCAGCGCTGTCACCTGTCCAGAAAAGACAAATGCCCCCACGACGGCGGTGATAGTGTAGTGGTGGATGCCAACAGGTGTATAAATTAAATCTGCCGCATTACCAGTAAAGGCAAAGGTTCCCACAGCAGCTGGAAGTTTGCGGGCACAGAGAAGACCTGTTGCCAACCCTACTTCAGCAAAGGTTCCCACAGCAGCTGGAAGTTTGCGGGCACAGCGAAGACCTGTTGCCAACCCTACTTCAGCAAAGGTTCCCACAGCAGCTGGAAGTTTGCGGGCACAGCGAAGACCTGTTGCCAGTCCCACTTCAGCAAAGGTTCCCACAGCAGCTGGAAGCCTGCGGGCACAGCGAAGACCTGTTGCCAGTCCCACTTCAGCAAAGGTTCCCACAGCAGCTGGAAGCCTGCGGGCACAACGAAGACCTGTTGCCAATCCCACTTCAGCAAACGCGCCCTTCACAGCAGCCACCGTGTATCCACGCCGCAACCCAACGGCCACGCCCGTCTCGGTGTAGGTGCCCAACACAGCAGCCATCTTGCGGTCTGCCTTTAAAACCACTGCTTTTCCGCTTTCCGCAAACGTCCCCAACGTTGCGGTCAAGGTATAGGCAACACCACCGAGATTACCACCTCCCCAATTATCCAGTTCCCCTGATCCCCAAAAAGACATTCCAGCATAGCCAGATGAAATTGATGAATCCGTATGATCGGGGCAATCCGATCCAAAAGCCACCCCATCCTTCATCACATGTAAGGTAGTGCCGTTGACCTCAAGCCGGTAAACAGAATTTAAAACCCCGTCATTCAAGCCCGCATGTAAGACAGTTTCCGTGCCTGCAATAGCTTTACCCAGCTCGTTATCCCATCCACTCTGCCCAGTCATGAAATAATAATAAGTTGCCGTCCCTCCCCCAGCGCACCGCACGGCTGGCCCAGCGTAAGCTGTTAAAACATTCAACTTCGCCTGAGAATATTGATTAGCATTGAAGCTGTCAGTAACCCAATTTCCCCCAGCGTAATCCCCAGTGTCCCCACGGCAAATATCAGTCGCGCCAATGAGAACAGGAGTCACACCCCAAGAGTCCCAATTAGCGTAATCGCCTAAATAAGTATCACTCGCAACCGTAAATGTATCTGTCGCAGGAAGCGCCATTACAGTTCAACCCCACCAATCAATATTGTTTTGCTGCCCCACTGCCCGGCAAAATTCAAAAGAATTTCCCGGATCGTGGTGGACGAAGTGACAAAAGAATAATCCAGGCCCCCTGCTGTTGCAGCATCCCGCAGCACCTGCTTCACACCCGCAGGCAAGCTGCCCCAGGTAGCTGACAACGCCCTCCCACTGAACAAACGCTCCGTAGTCAGACCCTGCACTCGCTGCATGAAATCAAAAAACAGCGCCACTGTCCTTGTCACCTGCCGATATGTGTGCGAGGTAGTCACCCAATTGCCGGGAATATGCAACCCTTCCAGTGCGTCCCGCACAACATTCAACGCAATAGCTGAAACACTGTTGTCCAGATTTGCAGGGATACTCACCACGTCAATGTTGCTGCTCAAGGAGGTATGCTGCTCATCCGTGATTTCCGCACAGACCAGACCCACATCCTCATTACCAAAATCCTTCATGCTCCAAGGCAGGGCCGCTATACCGTCTGGACGCAATCGACCATGACGCAGATATTTAGGCAATCGGGTCGTGCCAATCGTTTCAATGGGAATCAAATAAAATCGTTGTGCCATAAGTCCTCTTATGTGATCGTCAGCACCCCGTTAGCTGCATCGAAATCAATCGTGAAAGTTTCCGTGTCATTCAATGTGATGCTGCTGCCGTAATCGTAATAGCCGATCAGGTCTTTATTTGTAGATGTGAAGTTAAACAGCACCACATAGCGGAATGGCCCGATGCCCGCCGCTGTGGCCGTAATCACTTTGTCAGCAATGGTCAACTTGTAAACACCAGCTGTTTGTGCGCTACCTGTCGCAGTGCCGCAAGTAACACCACCACTGGTATAACCACCCGCCGTGCCCAGGTCAGCAGGCAAATCAGTCTCCACTAAATCCAGTGCCGCATCCGGTGCTGAGTTCATCAGCTGCACATAAAAGGTATCTGCACCCAAATCATGTTTCTTTTCTGCCAAGGTTTCCACAAATGACTGAAACTTAACAAAGGCTGCCATTTCAATATCCTCCTGTATAAATTGTCTATCTACGCAACCATCCGCTGCGCACACCACCAATCCAACTAGAACGCTGCTGTTGCTGTGGTCGAGACGGAGATGGCGCACCCTGACTGGGCGATGCCTGTGGCACGCTAGTTGTAGCTGTTGCTGCAACCATCGCCGCCACCTCCGTAACTGGCGCTGGCGCTGACACTTTAACACCCAATGCACCTTCCAGCAAAATCCAATCCACTTCAGTCAGCCGCTCTATGCCTGCCGCAATACCAGCTGCCCGTGCATAGATCCAAGTATCCAGCGCCTCATTCCGCGCCCGCACCTGCTGCCATTCGCGCCGCATATAGCCACGCCGTTTATCACGCACCATAACCATCTGCTCTGCTGTTAGCTGCCGAAAATATTCTTCAGATAGTTTTGGCAAGTGGCAATATCCATCTGGGCATGGTGCTCTGTTTTCTGCAGTAGGGCGCTCCAGCCGCAGCCACCCATACAACTGACTTTTCAAAATTCCTGTGCCCACAGGCCACACCCGTACACCTCTGGGTATCTTCTTTCCTTTAATACTAACATCCACCCACTGCGGCATTCCCACAGCCACGGCCTGTGCCTGGCTACTGCCTTTGATGATAATCACGCGACCACCAGCCAAATGCTGCCGCCCAAAACCATACACTTCCTGCGTAGCATACCCGCTATCTACAGCCATCATCTTAATAGACATATGCTGTTCAGTGGCTACGTGCGTATACTGGCGTGCCAATAACTTATCCAATTCATCCCAGGCCTGCTGATGACAAGGATCATGCTGCACCACCACGTGATCTACAACCCAGCTTTGCTGCCCCCTACCCCAAGCCAGCACCTGTACCTCCAACCTATCTTTTTGTACATCCACGCCAGCCGTCAAGAACAATCCGCCCGCAGGCACGCGCACACCAATTGGGTAATCCTCCGCCCGATCATATAGGCGCTGCCAATCAGGTGCTTCACCCTGATCACGCCAAGTTTCACCTAGCGTGGTGTTGATGAATACCTTTAAATTTTCTGGGGAATCTTTTGACTTGAGAAAGTTATCAACAATACTTTCCAAACTGCTCCACGGGCTGTAGGCTTCCCAAATGTGAAAACCTGCACTGCCCGTAAAAGCTTCCGTGGCCACCCACTGCCCTTGCGCCACCGCCTGCAACCGATGTGCATCTTGCCACAACTGATGGCATTGCTCGCATTCATACCGCGCTGTGCTAGGTTTGTGCTCTTCCCATTTAATTTGCACGAAACGCAATGTTTGTCTGTAACCGCACATGGGGCAGGGCACAAAATATAAGCGCTTATCACTTTGCTGCCAATAATACTCAATTTGGCTGGTGCCCTCAAAAGTGGGTGTGCTGAGCAGCACCCGCTTACGATTCCAAAAAGTGCGAGTTCGTTTCCAAGCCAAATCAGCAGGACTGCCTTCATTGCCTGCGCTGGGCGGGAACCTGTCCAAGTCATCGCACAAAACAATACGTATTGGTCGCTGCGCCAAACTGGCTGGGCTATTGGCGCCAGCAATAGTAAGGTGCCCACCAGGAAACCGTTTATGTAGCAGCGTGTTGTCCACACGACGCTGTAGTGCTTCCCCAACTGCCGCAGACAGAGCAGGTGTGTCACGCAACATAGGACTGAGCCGATCCTTAGACCAACTCTCGCCCATCTCCAGTGTTGGATGGACAATTAAAATAGGGCTGGGATCCTGGTGTATGTGGAAACCAACCAGGTTATTAACTACCTCGGTCTTGCCAATCTGCGCCGAGCACTTAACCACTGTGGTCTCTATCGTTGGGTCGCTGACAGCATCCATAATGCCGCGCTCATACTCAGCCCGCCCCGTATCCCAGCGCCCTGGCTCAGCGCTGGCTTCCGGACTAAGCACGCGTTCTTGGTCGGCCCACTCGCTTACAGATAACTGGGGCGGTGGCTTCAGCGCGCGAAGGCTTGCTAACACCACTCTCCGTAAGTTGTCTAAAAATAGTATCCGATCCTGCTTCGTCATCTAACAGTTCCTTTAATGCCTGGATAATCTCACGATTAATCAGCGCCGTCGCCTGGTTCGGCCCTCCGCTAATCACAACTCGTGCGCCCAGCTTATTACCGAGACCCAACAACCGAGCGCGCACATTGGCCAAAATCTTACCATAAACCATTAGCACATCTTCGACGGGCACCAAATCACGACGCACTTTTCGCAATTCCAATTCTCGCAAATCTGCCAGAGCGCTTTCCTTGCGCTGCTGTGCTTGCAGAAAAGTCTCCGTACCTGCGTGTTTTGCTGCTGCCTGCATTTCCTTTGTCTCAATGTGTTTCATAACTCTTCAACATCTTTCATAAACTACGTTTGTAGTACTTGGCCTAGCTTTACAGTGCGCCATCGGTACC